GCCGTAGGCCAGGGTCTTCGTCGGAATTACGATGTCGGAGAGTGCCATGTCGTCCTCGTTGTTCTAGTGCGAGCACCCGGCGGCCGAAGCCGCCGGGTAACTCCAAGCTCGCCTTACGGCGTGAACGGACGGCCGTCGACGTAGATCGACTCGGTCGTGTCGTTCAACTTCTGGATGTCCAGGTTGAACGACATCTGCTGCCACTCATCGCCCTTGAGCGCGTACTCGCCGTTCGGCGACAGGCGCACGTACGGCATGTAGTAGTCGAGCAGCGTGCCCTTCGGGTTCGTCGCCTCGAAGCGCAAGGCGCCGTCGATGGTCGCGTTCGCCGCGGTGATGATCTGCACGCGCGAGGTCGCTGCCTTCGTGTAGCTCACGAGGATGTCGTCACCGTCGACGATCGTTCCGCTCGGCACGATGTAGACGCGAGCGAGCGTCGTGTCGACCGTGTAGTCGGTGCCCGCCGTCTTCGTGGCAGCGCCGACCTTGACCGTCACCAGAGAGATGTCGCGCACGCCTGCCGGCAGGCCGGCAGACACGCCGATCTGGTAGTACCGATCCTTCTTCACGTCGGCGATGGCCTCATCGACCACTGCGCCGGCTCCCTGCGCCAGCGTGCTCGCCGTACCGAGCAAGAACAGCGCGACGTTCTCGGGGTCGATGTTGTCGGTCGTGAACGAGCCCGTGCGGTTCAACTCGAGCAGGGCGCTGTCATCCTTCACGCGGATGCCGGCGTCGCTGTCGAAGTGATCCAGCGATTCGGACTCGATGGTGAGCGAGAACGACGGCGTGTTGCCGAAGTACCGCTCGCCGGTCTTCGTCTTCGTGTTGGCCGGAAAGGCATCGAAGTAGATGCGACCGCGGCCCAGGGTGTACTGCTTGTTCGCCATGACGAAACGACTCCTAGTTGAAGAACAAACCTACAGTTGACTAAAGGGCCGCGGCATACGGGTCCTTCAGACTCTCGGCGACCCCTACCACTGCCCGGAGGAAGAAATAGGATCGCGCCGAACTCTCATCAGGCGGACGTACCGTGCCGGGTTCGACACGCAGGTCCGCGATTGCGCCTCCGAGCATATAGGACTGGTTCGGGCTTTGGGGAGTGCCTTCGGTGAGGATTTGCCCAAGCGCCATCTTCACGTCCGCCATGAGGCGATGTGCCGGGTCTGTCGGCGCGTTGGGCTCCCCGTCGGGCGCCCACCCCTGAATCAGCAGAATCCAGTCATCCTGGATCTCGATGCCGTTGCCGGCGGTCCGTGGCTCGCGATCGGGGTTCAGCGCCTCGAGGATCGTGACCGCCGGCAGCGGTTCCTGCGCTCCGAACGTAGCGCGGCCCCGAAATACCTTGCCGACGAGGTCGTGCTGATAGCCGTTCGCGACGCGGATCGTTTCGAGATGCGTCGTCAACAACTTCAGGATTTGCAGTCGCGTCGAATCACGCACGGCTCAACCTCGCAAACTGGCGTAGGAACTCGCGCTCAGCTTCCGCCCCGACGCCGGGAGCGATGTCGTCGCGCACGGTGTTGAACACCTGGTCGACGGACGGCCCGTACAGCAGGTACAGGTTCTTGTCCCGGCCGAACGGCTTGAGCCCGATGAGTCCCTTGCGTCGGTTCTTCAGCGTCGACCCGGCCGGCACGCGTACAGCGAGTCCGACGTTGAAGTTGTCGAGGTTCGACTTGCCGGCATTCAGCCGCAGGAAAAAGCCGTTCCTGATGGCCTTGTAGCCCGAACCCGGCTTGATCTTGACCCGCGGACCCTTGCCGCGGGACTTGCCGAACGTCGGCGTGCCACTCGCGAAGCGGGCGAGGGACGTGGGCCGCTGGCGCGCGGTGATGACCGCAGAGAGATCGGCGCCCGTTGCACGCTTCGAGATCCGCAGCCGGGCATCCGGGCTCGTCGCATTGCCGAGATAGGGCCGGCTGAAATTGACCTGGCGGCGGATTTCCTCGCTCGCACGGCGCGCGCCGTACTGAGCCGCGCCGTTCACGGCGAAGCGCAAAGCATCTCGCGCCACGGACGGCGCACGCTTGAAGTACCGCTCGACGCTGTCCAGGCCGCGCAGTTCGATCTGGATGGTCATGGCGTCAGCGCGACCGGGATGACGTTCCAGGCGGCGAACAGCGCGTCCTCGGACGGCTCCAGAAAGTCGAGCGAGTAGTCGCGGCCCTTGATCGTCACGACGCCGCCGCGCTCGCCGACAACCTCGCTGCGGAGGAAGATGACGCGGTTGATGTCCTCGACCACTTGGGCGTAGCCCTCCCGGTCGAGATCGCCCTGGCGGACGGTGCGCGTGTGATAACGGACGGTGCAGGGAACCGGAACGGCGCCGACCGTCAGGGAGAGATAGGACGCAGGGCGCCCGAACTCGCTGTGAACGGCGAGCCGGGCGTCCTGTCGAATCTCATCCCATGCCACGGCACTGTCGGGCGATCAGAGATCGCCGCCGGCCTTGCCGTCGCCTTCACCCTTGTCGGGCTTGCCGGCTTTCTTCGGCTCGACGTACTCGTCGGCGTAGCCCCCGGCGATCAGGGAGGCCGCCGTCTCGGCGTCGAACTCCGGGGTAATCATGCCGGCCTTCGCGACCTTGCCGATGCCATAGTGGATGTCGCGGCGTGCAATCAGTTTCATGCGCGTGTTTCCTGTTGTGTTTCGAGCAGAGGCCCGCCGGACCTACCCGGCGGGCCCCAGGGACAGCTCGTACTAGGCGAGCACCTTCGCGACGAACGAAGCGTTCGGACGAGCGGGGACCATCAGCGGCGCGCTCTGCGACATGATGAACTCGACCGGCGGATCGTTCTCGATCCAGTTCGTGACGAATTCCTCCGTCGCCTGGTAGCCCGCGTGCGGGTCCAGGATCGCACCGAAGCAACGGGCGCCCTCGACGCCAGCCGGGTTCACGAGCACGACCTTTTTCTGGTCCATCATCACCTGGCTCGCGCCAGCGTCGTCGACGTACGTGTCGTTGTACGTCCAGACCTCGAGCGCGCCGAGACGGCCGCGGAACTGAACGGACGTGCCGTTGCCGGGCTCGAACACGTTGATGTTGGAACTCGCACCGCGGTAGTTCGTGTCCAGTGCCTTCAGCACGTTCGCGTCAGCGCGGAAGACCTTCCAGGCCAGCAGACCGAGGATGAGCTTCGTCGGCGCGACGCCCGACGACAGGTACATCGTCTCCGCCCAGGTCTCGATGTTCTCGACCGGGTTGACGTTTGCTTCGCCCCACCGCGCGCCGAGGGCGAGCGCGATCGACTGGCTGACGGAACGGCCGAACTGCACGGTCTGCGTCGGGTAATTCTCCCCCGAGACGACCACCTGATCCTCGACGATCGCCTGCGCGGCCATCCACTCGCGACGCCGCGTGTGCATGTCCTTCTGTTCCTGGAGGATGTCGGCGATGATCGCGTTGCGACGCGCCTCCGGTGACATGGCGCCGGCGTACGCTTCGCCCGCGCGGCGCTTGAACACGCGACGCGGATCGACCGTGTGCTTCGGCTTGACGTAGGCCGGACGGAACTGCTTCGTGGTGTAGCCTTCCGACTTCATCACCTTGCCCTGCACCGTCGGCGCCACGAACGGCGCGAGGCGCTTCGACTTGTCGACCATGTCGAAGTCGATCGTCTCCGTCTCGAACGTGTGGACGTTCGGGAAGAAATTGTCGAGCCAGAAGGTCTGCGGCGGGCGAAGCGTCTCGATGACCCCGCGCAGTTCGTGAGTGCTGTAAAGCGTGATGCCCATTGCGAATTCTCCGTTGAATCCTGAACTGCGGGTTGATTAGCCGCTGAAGCCGATCTTCTTGGCGATGATCGTGGCCTTGTCGCCGAAGGCCGCCAACTTCTGCGCCTCCGTCGCCCAGGACGCGTCCCACACCAGCGAGTTGATGTCGAACTCGCCGGCGAGGTAAACCGGCGCGACCACGTCGGCCGCCGTGGTGTCCACATCTTCGGCCAGGATGGCGACCGGGTTCTGCGAACCGTCGACTGCCGTGCGGACGCTCTTAATGAGCTTGCCGGCGAGGCGGCCCAAAACCGTGAACTGCGCGAGGACGCCGGCCTGCGCGATCGTCTCGGGCTTCGTGATGATGTCGGAGTCGCCCGCCAGGAGGTTTTCCGGGACGTACGAGCCCGCGCTGAGATCGCTGTTTGCAAGGAACTTGCTCATTGCTGACTCCGGTGCGAGAACGAGTGAATGCGATTACTGAACCGACACAGGCTTGAAACCCGTGGCCGCGCCGTAATCGCGCAAGATGGCGGCGGCTGAATTCTGTTCCGGCTCGCTGCCGGCGCCGGCGCCCGCGCCCACGTTCGGGTGCTCGCCGTCCGCCATCGCGGCCAGGAACGGAGACTTGGCATCGGCCGCCGGCTCGACAGGCGCGGCCGCGAGCGCTGCACGCGCGTCGTCGACCGACATGCTCGTCTTGAGCGCGAAATGCGAGGCCAACGCAGCGCGACCCTTCGCTTCCTCGCAACCGAGGATGGCCGACACGCGCTCGCGCTCGGCGGCGACGATCGCCGCGGCATCCGGCGCTGCGGCCTTCGCGGCCTCTGCCGCGGCCTTGTCCGCCGCTTCCTGCTCGGCGGCGGCAACTGCGGCATCCGCCGCGGCTTTGTCTGCGGCTTCCTTCTCGGCGGCGGTTTCGGCGGTCTTTTCGGTCATCTGAATGCTCTCCCGTTGGAACGGTGACAGTTTCTCGGTGAAGGCCGCGAACGCCACACCGGCGTCCTCGATGCGATCAACGAGTCCGATCTCGAGCGCCTGCTCGGCGTCGTAGATCGCGGCTTCGGTCTTCCGCACCGCCTTTTCCTCGATCCCGCGGTTCCGTGCCACCTGTGACACGAACGTCGCGTAGAGCGAGTCCACGCGGGCTTGTATAGAGTCCTTCACGGACTTTGGCAACGGTTCGTAGGGATTTCCGTCGACCTTGTGGTCGCCGGCGAACACGAACGAGACCTTGATCCCGGCGTCGTCGAGCGCCTTCGAGTAGTCGACGTGCATCGTCACGACGCCGATCGAACCGACCCGCGCCGACGGCACCACCGTCATTTTCCCGGCGGCGCTCGCGATGGCGTAGGCGCCCGAGCATGCGTTCGCGTTGACAAGCGCGAGCGACGGCTTGACCTTACGGCCGGATCGGATCACGTCGCAGAGCTCGAAGCATCCTTGCGCATCGCCGCCCGGTGAATTCACGTCGAACACGATGCCCTTGATGCCGGTGTCGGTAAGCGCAGCGCTGTACGCCCGGCGGATGTAGTCGTAGCCAGTAACGTACCCCCAAGCGCCGCTGAAGCGGTTGAGCAGCATGCCCTGAACCGGAATCACGGCGACCTGTCCGACCACCGCGAACGGCCGCATGGCGCCATCCATCTCACCGCCGAAGCGGACCGACGCGTCCTCGAGGGCGTCCCGCATGCCGGGCGCTCCCGCGAGCATGGCGCGGATCGTCGCCGGCACACCGGAAAACGCGGGCGACAAGAGCCACGGCTCGTTACCGAGACGGCCGAGCAGTTCGTACGCCGGGTTGATCTTCGTCATAGGTCGTCGTCCTCGGCGTCTTTGCCCTTCGGGTCCTTCGCGTCTTTCTCGGAGTTGGCCTTCGCCTCGGCCGCCAGGGCGAGCGGGTTTTTCAGGCCGTACTGATCGCGCAACTTCTGTTCGCGCGCCGCCTGCCGGAACACTCGCCGGAAATCCTTGCCGGTACGGGCGATCTCGTCCTCGTACGTCGACAGTTGGTTCTGGATCCGCAGCACGGCGGCCTGCGTTTCCTTGTACTCGTCGATCTGTCCACGCGACGCACCGATCCACTCGCACTGGCAGTACGCTTCCTTGTTGAGCCCTTCGTAGAAGTGCTCCGGCCCCTTGCCTGGCGGCAGCGGGACCTCGCCCATCGCGATTGCTTCCTCGAGCCACAGCGAATAGACGATGGTCGCGAAGCGGTCCGCGATCATCTTTTTCTTCGCCTGCATCGACTTCCACGTCTCGACCATCGAGGCGCGGGCGCTCGAGTAATTCGTGTTCGTGTAGTCGCGCGACAGTTGCTCGTAGGAGAGGCCGAGCGCGGAGGCGATGTAGCGCAGAAGACTCTGCTCGAACGTCGTGCCGACCCCGCCCGGCGTGCCGGTCGGCTGCAACTTGAGCTTCGTGCCGGGGAACAGGTGGGGGATCTTGACGCCGTCGATATGCAGCGCCTTCGACCCGCCCGCGTACTGCGCAAGCTGCGTCATGTACTTCGCGACCGGGTTGGCGTCATCGTTGATGTCGACGGAGCCCAACTGCTCCCACAGCGTTTCGGTCGGCAAGTCCGACTCGATGGACGCGGCGTAGGTCGCTTGCAGCACGGCGTTCTGCAACGTCACGTCGCGGAAGCGACGCGTCATCTTCATTTCCTTGAGCGCCGAGACCATGTCGGCGACGCCGCGGCTCTGGTCCGGGCGGGTCTGCTCGTAGAGATGGATGACCTGAATCCGCCCCCACGGCTTGCGCGCAGGCACGCGCCGCCACTGGTAGCGCTCGGCGTTCATGTACGCCGCGTTCGGATGGTCGAGCCGAATATGGTACGCCGTCGGCGCACCGTAACGATCCTTCTCCACGCCGCGGCGCAACAACATCGTGTCCGAACGGTCGTTCGGGTTGGTCAGTCGATCGAGGTCGACGAACTGAATCGCCGTGTTGTACGGCCGGCGCGCGTACGCCGAGCGCAGCCACTCCGCCGTCGCCAGCACTTCGCCGGAGAACGTGTGGATGCCGACCGCGAGCCGCACGAGCCCGGTGAGGGTGTTGATGCGCGAGGCGTCCGGCCAGTTCTCGCTGGACTCGGCCCACAGGCCGAACTTCGACTCGACGATCGCCTGGAATTCCTCGGCCCACGCTTCGGTCGCGCCGAGGACTTCGTAGTTCGGTTGCGCGTTGAGTACGTACTGCCCGCCGACGATCGAGTCGCGGTGAACCTGCACGCCGCCGAGCACGTACGCCTCGTTGCGCGCCAGGTCACGCGAGCGCGCGTCGAGTTGCGGCTTCTCGGGGTTGAGATCCGCGTCGGCCGAGCGAATGGGCGGCGCCCACGAGGCGAGTTCGCGGGAGAACCGCGAGGCGCCGTCGTATCCGCCGTCGACCTGATCGCTCTTGACTGTGATCTCGGTCACGTCAGAACACCGGGATCAGCGGACGCCGCAGGGACGTGCCGGCAATCTGCGCCTCAAGCGCAGCGATGTACGCCTTCAGTCGGTCTGCATTGGCCGGGGTATACACAATCTTTTCGCCGTTTTGATCCGTGACCTCACGAGCCGATTTTCCGGTCATAAGGTTGTGGTAGGCGATGCGCGCTGCGTCAAGTTGTTCTTGCGTGGTCACGCCACTGCCTCGAGGCGGTTCTGCTTCGCCCGGTTGATTGACGCTGGTATCGCCCGAAGATTCCACGGAACGTGGAGACCCGTCACAGCCTCACCGCGGAGAGGAACGATGTGGTCGACATCGTGAGAAATTCCGGTCTCTTTCGTAAGACGACGAGCCTCGCGGTAGATGTCGTCGATCTTCCGCCGGTCATCGGCGGTCAACCATCTCGGAATGACCGAAGCGACGAACTTCCTGCGGATATTCGATCTTTCGATCGCTCCCGCCCTGTTTTTGAGGTAGCTGGCACGGCTCGCGCGCCTGCGCGCGGCTCGATACGCCTCGTCTGCTCGCCGCTGCGAATAAGCAGCGCGCTGCAAAACACGTCGACGCTCCTTCGCTTCTGCCCGACCGTTTCGCGCCTTGTCTAGAAGGCGCTTTCTTTCCCGTCTTTGTTCAGACCTCGCGTATGCCGCCCGTTCACGAAGACGAATCGCTTCCCTCGTCTTCGGATCTGCAAGCCGCCCCCTTGCATATTCTCTCTGCCGCACACGGTCCGCCTTCTTCCTCTCGGGCGTCCACCTGTCCCGCTTCCGGCGAATACACTCGCAGCACAGTCCGGCGCTCACGTTGCGCTCCGCGACATGGCCGTTGCGGCACGGCGAGCCCGTGTAAAAGCGGTCGCCACCGAGAGCGAGGGCCGCTTCTCGAGTGGGAGGAAGGCGAGAGATGTCGGGGCTTCCCTTCACGGTGTCCTCACGCCAGTTCGGAGGCGAGTCGGGCCAGAGAATATGAACCCGCGCTTGAATTAGCAACCGTAGGTTGAGTTTCGGTCGGAACGAAGTGCGGGTTCTTCGGTCGCTCGGACGCGATCGTGAGCCCCGGCAGCGCCCAATTCATGCGGTCGATTTTCTTGTGCAGGCAAATGGCGATGGCGTAGGCCGCCAGGTCCCACGCCTCGTTGCGAGCCTTGCGTGGATTCTCCCACCCCTTCGGCGTGCGCCGCTCGGCGCACATCTCTGCGAACCACTCGTCGGGCAGCCAGTCCGGCCAGGCGAAGCTCGCCCCGTCGGAAACACCCCGCTCGACCATGTTGTTCAATGCGTCTTTGACCAGATTCGTGTTCAAGATGAGCACCGGGATCTCGCCTCGGGCGCCCGCCTTGCGATCTTTCTTCGGCGAGTCGGGGTATGACAGGCGGACGCGCGGCGTCGTCGGCATGGCCTCGCCCTTGACCAGAAACACGCGTTGGTGCTGGCCTGTACCGTCGCGCCGCAATTTGCGATACCAGTTGTAGGCGTTGGTCGTGACGCCTTCGCGACCGCCCGAGTCGACGCCGAGCAACGCCACGCGCAGCTTGCCGCTGCCGTCGGCGAGCGGGTATTCCCGGTCGAGCACCTGTTCGTGCAGGAGGTCCCAATCCTCGGCGTACTTCGCCGGGCGAACCGGCCAGCGCTCGCCGTCGGCGTCGAGCCGCTTCGACTTGACGATGTCGAAGCGGTCAATCACCGTCAGTCGGTAGGGCTCGTCGCCGATGCACGGCCCGACACCGAACACCTGGACGACCCATCGGTTCTTCTGCACGTCGACCGTCGCGAGCAGGAACCGCACGTCGACCGGAACCTCGTGCTGCACGAGTTCCGCCGCGCGTGCCTTCAGTTCGTCGGGCATGCGCTCGCGATCGAGCCCGCGCGGGTAGAACGGCTCGCCCTGGTCGGTATTGATCGTGCTCTTGAGCGCTTCCTGCGAGCCTGTGCGTTGGAACTCCTGCTCGGCTAGCAGGTAGCGGCTGACGAGATCCGTCCAGGAGGCGAACGTCGCCGCCGGCCCCTTGAGCCAGAACGAGGCGATGTCGGCACGCACGCCCTGGCCGACGATCGTGCCGTCTCGCAACAGGGCTTGCCCCTCGCGCACCCACTTGCCGCGCAGGTTCATCTCGTGCTTGTGCGCGGGCTCGATCAGTACGCCGCAGTGCGGACAGAGCAGTCGCGCCGCCTCGGCCGCTTCCATGATGTCGGCGGTCTCCGGCCACTTGAGCAGCGCGAACTCGGGCTCGAAGTATTCCCCGCAGTGCGCGCACGGCCATTGCCAGCGGCGACGATCGCCGCGGTTGTAGAGCGCGAGGATGCCGGGCGATGGCGCCGCCTCATGCGGGCTGCGCCGAATCCACTTCGGGTCTTCGACCTCGAAACCGGGCGACGACTCGGCGAACGTCATCGCCGCGCTGCCGAAGGTCGTCGTGCGCTTGCGCGCCAGGTCGAACGGCGAGCCCTCGCCGTCCACGTCCTGCGGCATGCGGTCGAGGTCGGTGAGCCACGTTCGGCCAATCGGGCGGCCCGACATCTCGCCGATCGACGGCCACGACAGCGTGAAGATCAAGCCGCTCTTGTAATACTTGTCGTAGACGTTGTCGGAGTCGCCGCGCGTCATCAGGCGCTCGCCAACCTCGCGCGTGTACCGATTGAGCCGGTCGACGCGGCGACGCGAGAAGTCACGCGCCGTCACTTGCGAGGTCTGGTACAGAATCATATCCATCGGGTCGCAGATGACGCCGTAGGCGAGCCAGTTAATACCTACGTCGGTCTTCCCGCACTGCGCCGGCCCCGCGAAGATGACGGCGTTGTGCTCACGACTCTGCAACGTGTCCATCACTTCGACGAGGTACGGCGTCGTGTCATTGCGCCAGGGGCCCACGTAGCCGCCGGGCACGTTGATGTAGCGGTACTTCTCCGCGGCGGTACTGACGGTCAGCCGCTCGGGGGGCCTCAACACGTCCGACGAGTCGAGAACGATCTCGGCCAGCGAGCCGTAGGTACGCATCACAGTCCGCCGTTCACGTCGTCGTCATCGGAAAGCATCGGCACGTTCGGCGACTTCGGCGGACCCTTCTCGTAGAGTTCGTCGCGCTCGTCGCCCTTCGACCAGTCCTTGAAGTGCTCGAGGATCGCCGTGTGCATCTCGTCGAGCAGACCGTCCGACATCTCCATGACCAGTCGCCGCTGCGCCAGCGAGAGCCCCGCCTGCCGATCAACGGTATCGCTGAACTGCATGATCCGCTGACGAATCACCTTGAAGATGTCGGTCAGCGCTTCGATGATCTTGTCGGTGCGCCACAGTTGCGCGGCCTCCGCCTCGAACTTCTGGCGGTTGATCTGCGCGGACCAGAAATCCTTTTGCAGCGCCGTCGGCAGTTGGGCGGGCTTCAGCCCGCGGACGATTTCCTCGAGGTCGATGCCGGCCGGGCGCACCAGGTACGGCGCCGCGTCGCGGATGCGGTAGAGCGGGGAACCCTTGAACTCGGCCACTGGCGTCAGGTGTCCAATGCGCTCCCGGACCCGCTCTATCGATAGACCAAAGATGGTCCCGAGCGTGCTCGCGCTGACGGCCTGGGTAATCTCGCGGCGGGCTTCCCGGAACCCGGTGTTCTTCGGCTCAGCCATCGAGGCGCTTCCGGATGATCTCGTTCAGTTCTGCCGCGGGTAGCACCATCAGGGCCTCGACGTGGCCGGAGATGTAGGCGGGCACCGGACGTGACCCCGTCTTCATCGCGGCATAATTAGAGTAAGAGACCCCGAGAATCCGCGCGGTATCGACGGCGCCGCGTAACAGATGGTGCTCAAGATCAGATAAAATGCTCTGCATTGCAGAGGTAATAGCGCCCTTTTCAGAGTGTGCCAAGTGCGTGCCAACGTCGAATAACACTAATAGAATCAAGGCGTCACGGATGGCAATTCTGATGAAGAAAGACAGGGGTCGCGTCCATTCCTAATCAATTCAGACACTTACTGAAAACACGGCGTCACACTTTAATGTTGTTTTATGTCAATTAGTGACGCTATCCGGCGCTTCATGGCGTCCAGGAGGCCAGTCTGAGACCTGTTCTTCGCGGCGAGCGCGGCCAGAACATCCTCGTCGATGGTGCCCGACGCAACAATCAGGTGGTTCCGCACGGGCTTGACCTGTCCCTGCCGGTGCAAGCGCCCGATGACTTGCAAGTACATTTCGAGACTCCATGTGAGCCCATACCAGACCAGGTTACGGCCGCCGAATTGCAAGTTGAGTCCGTGCCCCGCGGAAGCCGGGTGCATGACGAGCTTGGGAATCTGGCCGTTGTTCCAGGCCGCGATCGTCTCCGCCTTCGTGTCGACCAACGTCGCGTCCGGGAATTCCCGCAAAATCCGCTTTGCGTCGCTGGTGTGCGAGTAGACGATCAACAGCGGTTCGCCCGCGACCTCCGCGGCGATCTCGCGCAGTTTCTCGAGCTTCCGCTCGTGCAGGACGTGCGCGACTTTGTTCTCATCGTAGACCTGACCGTTCGCCAGTTGCAGTAATTTGCCAGTGAGCGCTGCCGCCGAGATGGCGTCGATCGTCCCTTCGGCCACCGGAGCGATGAACGTGCGCTCGAGCCGTTCGTACGTCGCCATCTCGGCCGGCGAGAGTTCGACGCGATGCACGATGTCGATGCACTCGGGCAGCTTGAGATAATCCTCTTTCTTGAGCGCGATCGTGATGTCTTTGATCTTGCGGTGGATCGCGAC